CAGACACCCCGCCGACGTAGAGGTGCAGCGGTCCGGCGACGCCGGCGGCGACATCGGTGTCGATCGATCCGACGGCGGCAGCCGCGCCGCCGCCGACGGCATCGGCGACCGGTAGTACCCACAGCTCGCCGAAACTGTCGTTCCTACGATACGTTTCAACCAGGTGGGCGAGCAGGCTGCCCTCTCCGCCGAGGTCTTTCGCCTCATCCACGCTCCGGCAGAGCACAGGGATGTTCGGCGTCGCGCTGCCCTCGGCCGTGATCTGGGCGATGACGAGCGTACGCTGTGCTTCCAGCGCGGTGTTGGCGTGGCTCGGATCGATTTCGCAATAAAATAGAGGGACGCGGAGGTTCGACGGGATGTTCTGGAACGGGATCAAGGATCAATCCTCCGATTTCGCTTGGGGCTCGACGGGCACGACGTCCTCATCGAGCAGAAGCCGGAACCAGAAGAGATCGCTCGGGTCGATCTCGAAGACGTCGCCCTCGCCGTAGAGCTTTCTGGTGACGGGATGCCTGATCTTGAGGCCTGGACCGGGCGTGATGATGATGTGCTTCGACATCGTTCCTCCTAGTCGGCGTACTCGGTCTCGATGAGGGCGCCGCCCTCGACGCGGCCGTCGGGACCGGACGTGCGCGGCGCCGGCTCGACGGCGGCCGGGAACGGATGCTGGATCGGCGCGTAGGTCCCGGCCGGATCGAAGACGTTCACGAGGTCGGGATAGATCGCGACCTCTTCGAGCTCGACGAGCGTCGGCGCCGGGAAGTCATCCGGCCCCTCGATGAAGGCCATCGCGAAGGCCATGACGACGTCGCCGACATTCTTCTCGCCCTCGCTCGACGCGACGAACTCGCTCTCGATCGCGGTGAAGCCGGAGACGGTGCCGAGCTCGCCGGTGCGCTCCATCCAAGCCTTGACGATGACGTTCTCGATCTCGCCCTTCAGCGTTTGCAACGCCGTCGCCAGTGCGTCGCCGCCGGCGTCGTCGTTGTTGCCCGACGCAGCCGCTCGGCCGCGCAGCGTGATCGTCGTGACCGTGTCGAACTCGACGCCGTCGCTGCCGGTTCCTTTTCGTTGCTCGCGGTAGAGCGGCTCGATGAGGATCGCGGGAAGCGTCGGGAGATTGACCGACCAAGTACGGGCTTTGAAGACGCGTGTCCCTGCGCCGGTACCGCCGGCGGCCAGCAGCGTCTTGAACTGGTCGACGAGCGCATTGCTTCGCGCGCTCACGCCGCGACCTCGAGGCGGAGAAGTGAGTGGCCGTGTCCGTCCGGCTCGTCGTCCTTGACGATGTAGGTCAAGCCGACGCTTGGAACGGTCACCCGATCGTTTTGCTGCGGCGGCGGCGCGAACTCGGAGAGGCGCACGCCGAGGACGGGCATCTCCATCGACGACGGCGCATCGCCGCCAAGATCGACGATGCGATGTCCGTGATCGAAGACGCCTCGCCCCTGGTTGGGCCCGTAGAGCGACGTGATCGTGCCGCCGGCGGCCGGGATGAACGTGACCGGCTCGGCGAAGGCATCAAACGTCGGGCCCAACACCAGCGCGTTGAAATCGATCGACACTTAGGCCGCCGCTTTGCCCGTCTGCAGAATTTCGGGCCGCGTGCAGATGTAGAGCGGGTAGCTGTACATCTCGAACTTCACCCACGCATTGCGGTCGCGATCGGGGATCATGAAGACGTATTCGGGCCGGCCCGGCGTGTTGACGAAGTCGAACGACTCGCCGGGAGCCATGCCTTCGCGAAACACGCCGGGCGCGCCGACGGGGAAGAACTTCACCTTGTCCGTGGCAACCTTGATCGTCGAGTTGTCGTCGGAGCCGCGATAGTTGTGCCAGATGATACCACCGAAGGGAAAGGATTCGAAGGCGCCGCGCTGTGTGCCAGCACGCAAGTCCGCCGCGGCGGACCAGAACTTGTAGGTCTCCTTGACGTCGGTATGCTTGATCAGCAGATCGAAAAATTCGTCGCCGGCGAGCGCGTTCACTTGCGTCGTCGGCAGCCATGCGCCTTGCGCGGCGCGCGCCATCGCGCGCTTGATCGCGTTGACCTTCGGCTGCAATTCGCCGTCGACGTTGGCCGCGAGGTTGAAACCGACTTCCGTCGGCGGCGTGATGCCGAACTCGGTGAACCAGTTGTAGATTGTCGCCGCATCGGAATCGAGCAGGATGCCCTGCAGGGCGCCGAGACGCATGGCCTCCTTGGTGTACTCCAGCTGATTGCGCAGCCCGGTCGGGCCTACAAGACGGCGTGCCACTTCCGCCTGAACCTGCATGAACTCGCTTTCCGTCCCGAAGGCCCGAATGTTCTGGATTTCGGATGCGAAAACTACGTCTTCCTTCCCGATACGCGGGACACGGAAGTCGCGGATCTTGCGCTGCTCGGTCGTACGCTCGGAGAGCGGCGCCCCGCGCGGCGTCGTCTTGATGAGCGAGAGAACGCCCTGACGCTCCTCGACAGCAAGCGAGAGCGTGCGGATCGGATCGGGCTCGAAGATGTTAAGCGAGCCGAGGAAGCTCGGCAGATAAGGCGCCTTCTCGACAGCCGTGGTGAGCTGGATCATCGAGAAGGCGTCTTGGTTGAATACGTCCATGCTGGCCATTTTAGTCTCCTGTTCCTTCCCGATTGATCAGCGCGCGACGATGCCGAGCGCGGTGAGATGAGAGAGCCCGGTCGCCTGCTCGCCGGCGTCGACGCCGGCGCCCCAGACGAGCTCGCTCGTGTTCACTTCCGCGTCGCGCACGATGAGCGTCGCCGACTTGTCCGCGGACGTCGCATCGACGCTGTCGCCCCCGGTGCCCCACAGGATGGCGGCCGCGATTTGGCGGCCGTCCGTCCCGTCCGGATCGTAGGGCACATACTTGAGCGAGCCGGCCGCGACCGTGAGATTGAAGCCGTCGCCGGCGATGAAGTCGGCCGCGCCGTCTGCGAGGGTAAAGGCAAGGCCGCCGGCGCTGAACGCGACCGCGACCGTCCCCGTTCCGATCGTGATGCCGTCCGGATCTTCAACGGAGAATTTGCCGGCGTTCGCGGCCGGCTCGATGATTACGAGCTTGTAGACGCCGACCTTGCGACCGGCACCGCCGGTGATGGCACCCATCGCTCCGTCGCCGGTATTCCCGGCGAAGGCGGCTGAGGTCACCCCGGCCACTGTGATCTTGCCGACCACGGCGCCGGTCAAGACGACGCCGGCACCGCTCAGGATGGTGCCGACGCCACGCGAGCGCCGGCCGTTCGCTTCCGTCACCAGGAAGCCGCCGCTGTGAAATTTTTCGGTGAGAGTGGTCATGTCTGCGTTCTCCTTTTCTAGCGGCCCGCCGGGGCGGCGCGCTTGATCGCGCGATCCCAGGATGCCTCGATGCTCTTGGCGTCGGACCGTTCCGGCACCGATGTGTCGATGCGCGGATTGCGCGCGCCGCGGTCGTTGGACGCCGACACGCTGCCCGACGCCTTGACGGCGGTGATGATGGCGTCCGCGCTCATCGAGGTCTCGGCGAGCAGCGCCGCCGCCATCGGCAAGTTGCGCGCGACCTGAGGGGATGACAGCACCGCCGCGGTGCGCTTGCGCTCCATGCGCCGGCCGCGGCGCTGAGCCTTGGCTTCCTTCTTGTCGCCGTCATCGTCGTCTTCGCAACGCTCGTCGTCGCCTTCACCCTTGCCTTTCTTCGACGACTTGGGCTCGTCGTCGTCCTTGTCGTCGTCGGTCTCGGCGGAGGCCTCCTTCTCGTCGTCGTCGCCCTCCATGCGCTCGTCTTCGTCCGTGTCTTCGGCCCTGCTGTCCTTCTTGTCCTTCTCCTCCTCTTCATCTTCGGAGGCTGACTTCGCGCGCTTGCGGCCGAAGTTCGCGAGGTGAGCGAAGCGCGACGAGACGCTCGCCAAGAGCTGATTGCGCATAGGTTTGTCCCTTGGGGTTTGAGTTTGCCCATTCACCGATGGGCAGCGGTTATTTTTGTTTTGCGACGCGGCGCATCGCCAACACCAAGCCCCTTTGCTTAGCGTCTCTCTGGCCTTCCTCGGATCTCGCCAACTGCGAGAGCAGAGCAGGGAAGGCTTCGTCCTCCGGCGCCATCAAGCGATCTGCGAGCCCAGCAGCAATCGCGGCGTTGCCTTGGTAGGTGAGCGCCTGGGTCGCGCGAACAGCAGTCGGCTTCAGGCCTCGGTTGCGGGCAACCGTTTCCACGAAGATTTCGCCGGTCGCATCGATCTGCGATTGAGCGTGAGCCAGCGCCACTTTCGAGAGAGGCTCGAACTCGCTTCCCTCGTACTTCCGGTCGCCGTACTTGATCAGCGTGACCCTGACGCCGGCCTGGTCGAGCGCCTTCGAGAAATCAAAGTGCAGCATGATGCAGCCGATCGAACCGAGCCCGCCGGTGCGCGGGATAGTCACGACATCGGCCGCACTCGCGATCGCATAGGCGGCGCTGTAAGCGTGCTCGGCGAGGATCGCCCACATCGGCTTCTCGCCGCGCCTCGAGTGGATCATGTCGCAAAGGTCGAAGCAGCCATGCACCTCACCGCCAGGCGAGTCGACTTCGAACACGATCGCCTTCACTTCTGGATCGTCCAGGGCGGCCAGGACGTTCTGCCGGATGGCGTTATATCCGGTCATCCCGCTCACCGGTCTCAATCCGGACTGCTTTTGAACGAGCGTGCCCTGCACTTGAACTACTGCGACGCCGGCGACAACGTCGTAGCCCTTGTCAGTTCGTCGGCGTTCGGCCGCCGCATCGGTCTCCATCTCGTCGTCGAACGCCATCGCCGGCAGCACGATCGCGTCGCCCTGCACGTTCACCAGGCTGCCAAGACCGAGGCGTCCGCCGATCGCCGCGACGATCGCCGCCGCCTTCGTCGGCTCGATCGCATGCACGGTGTTGAATAGGCGCTGCACCAGAAAAGGGAAGTCGTTCATTTGGCCTGGCCTTCCCTTTCTTTCTCCGCGCGCCGTGCGGCTGCGCGCTCGCGATTGATGCGCGCCATCAATTCGGACTGCGCTCGCTTTCTGGCTGGATCGGCGTTGACGCGACGGGCGACCTCGGCCTGAGCGGCGCGGCGCGTCGGTGTCCAGCTTGCGGCGACGGAGCGCGACTGTAGCGCCCGATATTCGAGATCGGCGCAGACCTCCATCATCTTGGCGCTGCGCCGCTTTCGCTCCGCGGGATCAGCCCAGACTTCCCTTCGGGCTCGGGTCTGTCGCTCGCGGAAGTCAGGATCCCGCCAGGCCTCGCGAAGGCCCGCAGAGACCTTGGCGCGATATTCCGGGT